TGATGTGCCATGTTGGTGCTCCTTGGATCAGGCGATCGCCGTGGCGTCCTGGATGTCGTAGAGGCGAGCGACGCAACGCGGGTGGATGTCCACGAGGTTGCAGTACCACTCGACGCGGGTGCGGAACACCGGCTTGCTGTCCTGCTCGCCGAGGTCGCGGACGTCGATGCCGCCGTTCTGGACCATCTGCAGGCCCATGTCCGACATGGACAGGACGTAGATCGAGGTCGAGCTGTCGGCGTTCTCGTTGAAGCCGATCTGCTGCAGACCGGCCGACGTGCCGAGGACATCGGCTTCCAGGATCGGCAGGCCGGCGTAGCTGGTGACGATGCGGCCGAACTCGTCGCGGCTGGTCGAGATCGACGCGCTGCTGCGCAGGAAGGCCGTCATGTTGACCTTCGTCTTCTTCGCCATCAGCAGGTGCGTCGGGTTGTCCACGGCCTGGATGGCCTCGTCCAGCGACTTGAGCGACAGCGCCGCGCCGCCGCTGTTCTGGATGATCTGATCGGCGTTCTCGCCGTTGTCCTGCACGGCGTTGCCGCCGAAGCCAGCGCCGAAGCGCGCCTGGAGACCGTCGAAGCCGTTGGCGTTCGCGGTCGCGCCGCCGATCGCCGTCGTGCTGCCCTTGATGATCTGATGGGCGATGGTCTGCGCGAGCAGAGTCGCCTTCATGGTCTCGTGCGCCGAACGCGCTTCCGGGCCGTGCGTCTGGACCAGGAAGCGGTCGACATCGAGGTCACCGCCGATGATCTTCAGCGCCACGCTGCGCTGCTCGACCGAGCCTGCGGCCTCGGTGTACGAGCCGTTGACCGCGCGGAACTCGACGCTGCCGAGGTTCGACTCGCGGGTCCACGCGAAGCTGTTGCCCTGGATGGAGACCAGAGGCATGGCCGCGAGAAGCGGCGACGCCTGGGCGAAGGTCTGGAGGATCGCGGCGCGCTTGTCCTCGCCGTTGTTCTGCGCGATCAGCGCAGACTGATAGAGACTGACTGCCATTGGTGTTTCGTGTTGCGGTTGTTAGCCCGCAACGGAACACCAAATGCCGACAGCCCAGAGCTAGCGCGGTGCCGTGTTTGCACGGTTCAGCAGTTCCCTTGCGGGCAGAAGTGTCTGCCCTGGGTTCGCTGCGCGACCGGCACCGCCGGTCTGCGAGCCGCCACCGGATCCCCCGGTGCCTTGTGCTACGAACAAGCCGCGCGTCGAAGGTGCTTCCCGCATCTCCGTGATCAGCTCGTCGAATCCCATCGGGTCGCTTGATCCCGACTTCTTCGTGACGCGAGGCTTCCCGCCCGCGTCAACGATGGAATGCTTGAGGTTGCCATCCGCGTCCTCGTCGACGCGGATGTACTGCTTGGCCAGCGTCAGGATCGCGTCCATCGACTGCGACCCTCCGAGCTTGGCCACGACCGGGGCGAGTTCGCCCGCCACCATGCGCTCGCGCAGCGCGGCCGTCCGGGCCGTCAGCTTGCCTTCGAGCTTGGCGCGCTCCTCGGCCATCTTCGCGTTCACGGCGGCCTTGTAGTCGTCGATCTCCTTGCTGCCCTTGAGCTGGCCAGCCTGGAGCTTCTCCAGCGCCTCGCGCGCCTCAGAGGCCTTGGCCGGGTCGATGCCCTCGTACGCCTTGACTGCGGCCTTGGCCGCGTCGCGCTCGCTGCGCGCCTCGGTCAGCGCCCGCTTCAGCCCGCCCACGTCCTCGACGCCCCAGCCTTCCTTGAGCGCCTCGACGACGAACTTGTCGCCGTTCTGCTTGGCGGCGTCGCGGAGACCCTCGGGCAGGTCATTCAGGCTGTCGGCGATGATGCGGAACGGCATAGTGCCTTTCGGTGTATATCGGCAGGCGCACCCGCGCTAGGGGGTCGTCAGTTCGCGGATGCCTCGTCGGCCATCTGCGCGATGCGCTTGGCGACCGCCGCGCCGAGGTCGCGCACCGTGTCCGAGGCGTAGCCCGTGGCGTAGATCACCGTCGCCTCGACGCCGTTGGGCGCCGTGCCGCCGGCGACGGCGATCGACAGGCCCTTGCGCGTCATGTACGCGACCAGGTCGCCGGCGCGCGCCATCATCGCCTGGGTCAGGTCGGGGTCGGAATGCGGCTTCATGCGTCCTCGGGGTCAGGGATGCGGTCGAGCTGGCGGAGGCGGTCGATCGACAGCGGCTGCAGGTCCTTGCCGACCATCTGGGCGAAGGTCAGGTCGCCGGCACGCCACGCCGCGGCGCGCGTCGGGCCGAGCATCTCGTCCTGCACGCTGCGCGGCTGGCCTTCCAGCCACTCGGGGAAGGTCGTCGAGGCAGGCACCGGCCCGTCCACGCTGGCGCGGTTGCCCACCTCGTTGCCCGTCCACGGGACGATGCTGCTGCGGCAGTTCGGGTGCAAGGGAGGCATCGGACCCTTGCCCATCTCGAACACCTTGCCATCGTTGGCCGCGCAGATGATCGAGGTCTTGGAGTCGAGCGTGGCGACGAACTGGTACTGGTCCACGCCGAGGTCGGCAAACGTCTCGGCGCGGGTCGTGGCGCTGGCATGAGCCGCCGCCGTGCGCACCATGGCCCGGAGCTGGTCGACGTTGGAGCCGCTCAGCAGGCCGTCCTCGAAGTCGCCGGCGCGGGTGCCGCGCAGGGTGCGCACAATCTCGTCCGTGGTCAGCCCGCGCTGCACGCCGGTCTGGACGGCGTAGCGCACGTTGTCGACCGCGCCGTTGTCGCCGCCCACCAGCGAGCCGAACCACTCCTCAGTGGTCGCGCCGAGGTAGGGCCGCTGCTCGACGGCGGCCTCGATGCGCGGCAGGCTGACCGGTCGCGCCGTCTCGATGCGCAGCACCTTGCGGGCGCTCTCCTGCACCCAGTCGGCTTCTTGCTTCACGAGCTGGCCGAGGTTGGCGCGCGCCTGGTCCTGCACCCGCCGCATGCCCTGCCGCACCAGCGCCTCGGCCTCGGCGATCAGCCGGCGCAGCTCGGGCGTCGTGGCGATGGTCACGTCCTGGCCGCGCCGCTGGAACGTCGCCATGCCGGCGGCGACGCGCTCGACGACGGGGCGCACGACCGTGCGACGGAACTCCTCGGCGGCGTCGTCCTGGATGCCCCTGACGGCCCGCGCGACGAGGATCTCGTGCCGGTAGAACCGTTGGAGCCACGTGTCGGCATGCTGCCGCAGCGCGGCTCGTAGGCGTTCCTTGACCCCAGGCGGCAGGCGGGAGCTGGTCACGGCTCGATCACGTCATGGGTGCTGGGACAGCGGCGCTCCAGCCACGCCGCCCGGGCAAGCGCGAACGTGCGCAGGACGCCGGTGGACGCGCCGCAGATCTCGCACTTGGCGAGGTAGCCGGTGTGGATCATGCCACCTTCGCGCAGCGGTTCGTAGGTCTTGAACATGAACCCCGTGCCGCCGCAGCGGCAGGCCTGGTTGAGCTTGCCGTCGCCGATCACGTCTCGGCCTCGGCTTCGTCCTCGGCCTCATCGGCTTCGTCCTCCTCGTCCTCCGCCTCGGCGGCTGGCGCCTGCCGGTCGCGCTCGACGCTGGCGAGCATCGCCTGCATCTGCGCCTCGACGGTGCGCTCGCGGCCCAGCTCGACCTGCGCGGCCAACGCCTCGGGGTCGTCGACCGTGGACAGGACGCCGCGCACCGCGAGCTCGCGCAGGCCGACGGCGAGCGGGATCTGGCCGGCGGTCATCAGGCCCTGGATCACCGGCACGTCCTGCGCCTTGCCCGACAGCAGCGACGAGTCCCGGTAGAGCGTCCAGTCGAAGTCCTCGGGCAGCTCGACGCCGGCGGCCTCGGCGGCCAGCTCGATGCCGGCGTAGATGGCCCACTCCAAGCCTTCGATCCACCGCTGCGCCTCGGACTTCTCGTTGGAGTCCGCGCGCACCTCGCCCGTGGCCGTCGCCGGGCCGCCGACCGCCATCATGGGCTGCATGCCCAGCGCCATGCAGCGTTCCTCGATGCGCTTGATCTCGACCTCGCCGGCGGCCAACGACGTGCCGGCGATCTCGACGAAGCTGATGTCGAGGTCGCTGCTCGTGTCCGTGAACGTCGAGCCGGGGCCGACCTCGGGCCGCGCCTCGGCGACCGTCGACGACGCGCCGGCGACCTTGAGGATGGGCGAGCGGCAGTAGTGCAGCGCCTCGCCCTGCATGCTGAGGCTGTTCCAGTGGGCGACGTTCTGCCAGCCCAAGTCCTCCATCGGCGGTTCCCCGTGCAGCGTCCCGATGCGCTTGGTGTAGCACGCCACGACGGGCACGCGCCCGAATCCGTGCTCGATCGTCTCGCCGAGGCGGTAGCCGCTCAGGTACTCGCGCGCGGCGTTCTGCTCGCGGTCGGGGTCGTGCTCGCTGCCGCTGCGGTACCAGCGCTCCACGCGCTCAGGCGTCCACCGCTCCACCATGTCGGCCAGCACGTCGCCGCCGCCGACGGGCGAGGACTCGTAGTACCAGTTGCGGATGCGCAGCTCGACGACCTCCTCGACGCCGTTCCGCATCCGGGTGCGGCAGCCGACGAGGTTGTCCGGGTGCACGCGGCGGAAGTACGGGCGCGCGTCCATGGCGTCGGCCTCGGGCAGCGTGAGGCCAGCCGTCGGCACGTTGTCCACGAGGAACAGGCCGAGGCCTCGGTCGATGGCGTCCTCGTAGATCGCCTGGGCGAACGACGACAGCGACGTGCCCTGCCGGTCGGCGTTGGACACCAGGCGGTCCAACGGCTCCGGCAGCTCGCCGCTGATGGTCGGCGGCTTCATGAACGGCAACGACGCCAGCTTGCGCACCGTGCGGTCGTAGATGGGGAACAGCACCGTGCGCGCGAGCCGCTGCGCGTAGCGGTCGCGCGTCTTGGCCTCCTTCTTCGTCGCCGGCGTGAACTTGCCTCCGGCGGCTCGCATTGCGCGGGTGCCGCTGCGCAGGACGCGCACCAGCTCCCAGCTGTCTTCCATCTCGCGGCGCACGCCGCTCCAGGTTCCTACGTCGTTGGCCATGTCGTCACTCGTCGAAGCTGGAGACGCGCGCCGCGATGCTGTGCGCCTCCGAGATGTAGTAGCCGATCGCGTCGGTGAGGTGCGTGAGGCCCTTGGCCTCGCTGCCCTTCTTGTCGATCTCGCCCGAGCCGCCCTTGAGCAGCGTCACGCCCTCGAAGTCCTTGACCACGTTGGGCGCGCGCGCAGGGTCCACCAGCAAGCGCACCACGCCGCTCGAGGAACGCAGCCGGGAGTTGACGGCGTTAAGGCGGTCGCGCACGTAGGGCGGCTTCTTGGCCACGCGCCAGCGCAGGCGCTCGCCGAAGGCCGGTACGAGGACCTGCCGCACCAGCTCCCAGTCGGTGCCCTCGGTCTGGCTTGTGTGCCGCGCGCCGCCGGCGGGGTCGCCGTAGAGGTACACGTCGGCGGGATGCTTGCCCCAGTCGGCGACGATCTTGCGGCAGACGGCGGGCGTGTTGCTGTTGCGCGGGATGTGCACCTCGCCGACGACGCACGTGCGCGTCTCGCCGTCGAGGTACTGCTCCTGCATCACGACGGCGGTGCCAGGATCGACGTTGAAGTCGAGGGCGAAGATGAGCGGCTTGGACGGGTCAACGGCCAGCTTGCGCAGGTGGTCGCGCGGGTTCCACGGGTAGTAGGCCAAGCCCTCGAAGCTGACCCACTGCGCTTCGTACTCCTGCGCGAACGTCAGCGGGTCGAGGTCGGCGCGCGCCTGCTCGATCTCGGCAGGGTCCACGACCGTGGCGCTGGTCCACGTGAACGACTCCCAGCCGGCGCGAGTGCCGGACAGCGAGTAGAGGTCGTAGAACAGGCCGCGACCCTTGGGGCGGCCCGTGAACCATGCCCAGCCAGGCGGGCGCCCTTTCGTGGACAGCGCAGGCCGGATGCTCTGCTCCCAGCTCTCGCGCTTCACCTCGGCGATTTCGTCGACCACGATGCCGTCGAGCGGCACGCCTTCGATGCGCTGCGGGCGGTCGAGGCCGACGACCATGAGCTGGCTACCCACCTTGTAGCGGATGGTGAGTTCCGACTCGGACACGCCGGCGACCCACTCGCGCGGCGACAGTGCCTTCAGGTCGTTCCAGAAGATCCGCTTGGCCTGGTCGCGCGTTGGCGCGGCGGCGACGAAGGTCGGGCGCGCTACGCCGGTGATGCCGGCGAGGGCACAGCGGACGAGGTGCCGCTTGCCGCGCTCGGTCTTGCCGCTGCGGCGGCCTGCGGCGACGACGCGGAAGCGCGCCGGTGAGCGGATGAGGCGCAGCTGCTCGACGTGCGCGTCCAGCGGCGTCCAGCGGTCAGTCAGCATTGCGGCCCTCCAGACGGTCGATCGCGTCGAGGTCCGCGCGCAGGCGCGTGGCGTCGTCCATGGTTCCGTCCTCGATCGCCTCGGCCTCCATCAGCAGGCGCGTGCGGTCCAGGTCGTTCTTCTCCAGGCTGGCGATGGCCTTGACCACGGACGCGATCTCGCGCGGCGACTCGCACGCCGGCAGGCTGTCGATCAGCTTCCGGCTGATCTGCTCGCGCTGCTCGTCGGTCAGGCTGTCTGTCCAGGCCTTCTGCTTGGCCAGGCTGGCAATCATGCGCGCCGCGGCCCTGGGCTTGGGCTGCTTCTCGAAACCCCCTCCCTTTGCCTCGGGGTCCGTCACTCGTCCACCGTGCAGGCGCACGTCGTCATCATCACGCACCCGCAATGTCTGCACGTAGTCTGCACCGTCATGGAACTGTGGTCGGCATGCTAGCGCGAGGTCAAGCCCTACGCGACCGAAGGACGTGCGCTATCCACGCTGCATGCTCGGCTGGGTCGTTGCGGACCCACGCTGGCGCAGTCTCCAGGACGATAGCCTCGATGAGCGCGGCGTCGATCTGCGCCGGCGTCCTGGCACGCTCGCCGCGCGTGACGTGACGGCACGGGCCGCAGTAGGCGCGGGCGTCGCCGTACTTGGTCTTGCCGCACCGCTGGCACTCGTCGAAGTACGGGTCGAGCGACTTGCGGCGATCGGCGTAGCGCCGGCGCGCGTCGCGCAGGCACTGCCTGCAGACCATGTTGCCCTTGTGCTCGACGAGGGCCGACGGCTGCGCCACGTCGTGCCCGTTGCGGCAGTGGTTGTTCTGCCGGAAGTTGCCGGCTCCGGGCCGGTAGTGACCGTCGGGCACGCAAGGCGTATCGGCTGGTCAGGCGCCGTCGGTCTCGGTCGGCTCCTTGGCCGGGATCGCCTCGGGCGGCAGGCCTGCGCGCAGCTCGGCGTCGATGCGCGCGAGGCCGCCGAAGACGATGGCGACGATCTGGCTGAGCTGCGTGTTCACGCGCGCGAACTCGGCCAGCTCCTTGCCCAGCTTGGCGATCGACGCCGGCAGGTCGGCCTCGTCGATGGTGTACTCGGGGAAGGCCGCGCGCAGGGCGTCAGCTATCGAAGTCGTCGTCATCGTCGGGAGTCTCGGGTGCCGGCGGGTCGAACGCTAGGTACTCGTGCGCGGCGTGGTCGTGCAGCGGGCGGCCCTTGCGCGGCTTGCCGTACATCGCGCGCTCGATCGCGTCGTGGAGGTGCCAGTAGACGTGCTGGGTGGCGTGCGTGGCCAGGACGCAGCCGAGGGACGGGTCGAACGTGAGGCAGGCCCGCCAGAGGCCCATGCGGGCGGCCTGCATCAGGTCGTCGCGCTCGATGCCGGCCCGCCGTGCCCGCCAGACGCCGAACCGGGCGACGTGCCAGCCGAGGTGCTGCTCGTACGAGGCGTAAGCGGCGAGCTGCGCCTCGGTGGGAGGTGGTAGCTGTTCCCTGCGTCTTACGGTGCGGCGACGGCCCACAGTGCGCGGGAGTGTACCGCCCGCGCGGTGTCCATCTGCGACGGTGTTGCCAGCAGCGGCCAGACCATCGTCGATCGGCGCGTTTGGACCTGCCCGGACACGTAGCGCGTGCCGCCGGGGATGAGCGTTCCGCCGCCGGTCCACAGGGAGCCATGGCCCCAGGTCATGGACACGGACTTGCGCAAGATGTCGACCGTCGGCCACGCCGAGATCGAGGTGTGCACCGATCGCGTGGTGATCTCGGCCAGGTACGACATTTCGGCGCACCAGCGGGCTTCGACGACGACGACCAGCCACGGCTGCGGCCGCACCACGGCGCGCAGGACAAGGTACGGGCCGTCGACGGTCTCCGACTCCCAGAACAAGGCACCGCCGTCAACCTGCGCGATGCCGCCGTGCGTGGTCTGCCAGTCGGGCTGCAGGCCGACCGGGCGCCAGGACGGGACGCAGGAGACGAGGTTGATCGACGCCGAGCCGCCCGGTGGCAGGGTCATCCAGACGTACACCGGGGCCTCGCCGGGTTCGGGGTCAGCGCCGGCGACGTAGCACTCCAGGCCGCCAGGAAGGAAGCCGCTCTGCGCCGGCGGCAGCACCGTCGAGACGGCGCGGTGCCAGCACGACACCGGCCAGCCGGTGGGGTTGTGCGCGGTGACGAGCTGCGCGGGGAGTGAGTAGGTGAGGAGGGCTAGGAGGAGGTGGCGCATGGTGGGCTACGAAGCCTCGAAGCGGTGATCGGGGAAAGCCTCGGCCTTCGGGCCAACCGACATCCACTTCAGTTGCGTCACTTCCCGACCTTCGTTCCATGCCACCCACGCCTTGATGAAGACGGCAGCGAGGGACTGCCGGTCGCGCTTGCGCGTGGCCATCTTCTCGGCATGCAGCAGCTCGCGCAGCACAAAGATCGGATCACGACGGGCCAGCCCTGAACCATCCATGAGCTTCTGCGCGAACTCCACCGCCTGCTTTGGGTACAGCTTGTGCAGCTGGTACAGCAATGCGCACAGCAACAGCGCCCTCGGGTAGCCGCTAGTTCGCATCTTCGTGCCGATGCCAGCCCAATATTGCATGGAC